AGTGGCGAGATAAGGACGAGGAGTTCCGGGCTGCGTGGGATGATGCCGAACAGGAGGCTACCGACGCCCTGGAGCGTGAGGCCTGGCGTCGGGCTGTCGAGGGGGTCGACAAGCCTGTCACGTTCAGGGGCGAAATCACCGACACCTATAAGGAGTACTCCGATCGGCTGCTGGAGATGCTGCTCCGAGGTCATCGCCCCCACAAATACAAAGATCGAGTGTCGGCCGAGGTCTCTGGTCCCGGCGGTGGTCCGATCCAGACAGAGGATATGAGTGCCCGTGACATTATCGCTTCTGAGCTCGCTCGCCTCGCTGCCCGAAAGGGACCGCCAGAAGATACTGGCGAGGCTGAGTGATGCACAGCTCGAGGAGCTACGCTGGGACTGGCAGGCATGGGGAAGGCCCAATCAGCTACCGCCTTCGGGGAACTGGCTGACGTGGCTGGTGCTCGCTGGCCGAGGCTACGGCAAGACTCGGGCAGGTTGCGAATGGGTGAGGTCCATAGTCTGCGGCAAGACTCCTTTGGCAGCGGGCTCACACCACCGCATCGCCCTTGTCGCGGAGACCGCGGCTGACGCGCGGGATGTTCTGGTCGAGGGCAAGAGCGGCATCTTGTCGATCCACCCTTCGGACTTTCGACCATTGTTCGAGCCGTCTAAGCGCCGTCTGACCTGGCCGAACGGGGCGATAGCGACACTCTACAACGGTACTGAGCCGGACCAGCTTAGAGGTCCGCAGCACGACGCCGCACTCGTTGACGAGATGGCCAAGTATGCCCATGCCCGAGAGGCTTGGGACATGCTGCAGTTTGGTCTTCGACTCGGGAACAACCCGCGTCAGATGATCACGACGACTCCGCGACCGATTCCGGTTCTGAAAGAGATCATGGCAGCGCCGAGCACTGTAGTCACGCGAGGCTCGACCTACGAGAACCTGGAGAACTTGGCGAAGTCCTACTCAGCTATCGTTGCTCGTTATGAGGGTACTCGGCTGGGTCGGCAAGAGCTCAACGCAGAAATCCTCGACGACCTGCCCGGCGCGTTGTGGACCCGGGAAATGCTCGATAAGGCCCGCACTCGGGGAGTTGTCCCGGACCTTCAACGCATCGTGGTTTCCATCGACCCTTCGGGCACCGCTGGGACTGAAGACGACGGGGACAGCATCGGAATCATCGTCGCTGGGCGGGACGTAAACGGCCAGGCCCATGTGCTCGCCGACCGGACCTGCAAACTGTCTCCGGCCAGCTGGGGCCGCCGCGCTGTCGAGGCCTACCAAGAGTTCAAGGCTGACCGGATCATCGCCGAGCGGAACTTCGGCGGCGCCATGGTGCGCCACGTCATCGAGACTACCAATCCGAAGGTGGCCTACGAAGAAGTCACTGCGAGCCGGGGGAAGGTGATTCGCGCCGAGCCCGTCGCGGCCCTATATGAGCAAGGCCGCGTGAGCCACCATGGACTCTTTCCGGAGCTAGAAGACCAGATGTGTCAATTCTCCAGCACCGGGTACATCGGCGAGGGGTCTCCAGACCGCGTTGACGCTCTGGTCTGGGCGATCACCGACTTGATGCTCGGGGAGACCACGATAGAATCTGCGGAGCTGCTACTGTGACCGTTGCCACCCCGACAGCCGCCAGGCTCCTCATGGAGGAGAAGCGCAGATTGCCCTCGACCCTGATGGGAGGGACAACAGCGATGCGTGGGGCGGGGAAGATGTACCTGCCCCAGGAGCCTTCGGAAACGGCAAAAGCCTACGCGATCCGGTTGCAGCGCTCGTTTCTCTTCAACGGCTATCGTAAGACTGTGCACGACATGGCCGGCAAGGTGTTCTCAAAGGCCATCGTTGTGGCCGATGATATGCCTGAAGAACTAGCCTTGTATGCGGAGAACATCGATCTCGCTGGGCGGAACATCGACACTTTCGGCTTTGGGGTGTTCCTGGATGCACTGTCGAACGGGGTCACATACCTCCTCGTCGATATGGACAAACCAGTTCTCCGCGCGGATGGGACCATCGCCACACTGACCCTCGCGCAGAGCCGACAGCAGAATCGCCGGCCCTGGGTCGTCCACGTGCAGGCGCAGCAAGTACTTGGTTGGCGCTCCGGGGTGATCGCCGGGGTCGAGACGCTGACGCAGTTCAGATTCAAGGAGACAGTCAGGGAGCAGACCGACGAGTACGGAGAGAAGGCTATCTCCCAAGTTCGAGTTCTGCGCCGCGAGGGCGACACTATCTCGTGGGAGGTGCACCGGGAGTCCCCCGAGGTACCCGGTATGTGGGCCAAGATTGACGAGGGGCCTTTAACTATCGACGAGATACCCGTTATTCCGGTCTATTTCAATCGGACCGGTTTCATGATGGGCGAGCCGCCGCTCTCAGATCTTGCTGAAGTGAACTTGTCCCACTGGCAGTCGCAGAGCGATCAACGGAACATTCTCCATGTGGCGCGGGTGCCCATCCTGTTCGGCGCAGGGTTCGACGCTAAGACGGGCAAGCTGGAGGTGGGTGCTCAACGAATGCTGACGAGCTCAGACCCGAATGCGAAGCTGGCCTATGTCGAGCATTCTGGCGCTGCTATCGAATCGGGCCGGAACGACTTGAAAGACCTCGAGTTCCAGATGCAGGTGATGGGCCTGGAGCTGCTGATTCCGAAGCCCGGAGGTCAGTCGGCAACTGGAGAAATCATCGACGCCACCAAGATGAACACCCCGCTCGCGATGATGGCGATGGCGCTGAAGGATGCGCTGGAGCAGATGTTTGTTCTGATGGCCAAGTTCGTCGGTAAGGCCGACTTCGCCGGTTCTCTAACAATCAACACCGATTTCGGCGTGTCGTTGCGCGGGGCGCAGGATACCCAGGACTTGCTCCAGATGGTGAAGGAAGGGATCATTTCGCGCACCACCTTCATCGACGAGATGAAGCGGCGGGCGGTGCTGTCGGAAGACGTAAACGCAGAGGAGGAGGCCGAGCGCGCCCTCAACGAGATGACGCCGCCGGAAGACGACGAGGAGCCGGAAATTCCAGACAACATCGTGAGACTACCAAGCAACCCGCAAGGGTAGACCGGGGCGGATGCCCCAAGGAACGAGGCGGATGCCTCAACAGGAGTGAGTGATGAAACTGAAACTCGACGAACAGGGCCACGTGGTGGTGGTCGATGGCAAGCCGGTGTATGTATCGGACGACGGCAAAGAGGTCGCCTTCGATGCGCCGGGCACTGTGGCCACTATCAATCGCCTGAACAGCGAAGCGAAGGGGCACCGCGAGGCGAAGGAGGCGGCTGAGACAAAGCTGAAGGCCTTCGACGGCATCGAGGATCCGGCTGCGGCCAGGAAGGCCATCGAGACCCTGAAGAACCTGGACCACAAGAAGCTGGTGGATGCCGGCGAGGTCGAGAAGGTCAAGTCGGAGGTCGCCAAGGTCTACGAGGAGCGGATTGGTGTGCTCACCGAGGAGAACGACGGTCTGAAGTCGACGCTTCATGGTGAGATGATCGGCGGCTCGTTTGCCCGGTCGAAGTTCATCGCCGAGAAGGCTGCAATCCCGGCGGATCTGGTGCAGGCGAAGTTCGGCTCGCAGTTCAAGATCGAGGACGGCAAGATCGCCGCCTACGATCAGAGCGGCAATCGGGTCTATTCGCGTTCGAAGCCGGGCGAGATTGCCCCGTTCGACGAGGCGCTCGAGATCATCGTCGATGGTTACGCCCACAAGGACCAGATTCTGAAGGGCGCGAATGGGGGCGGCGGAGGTACGCGGGGCAGCAGCGGCGGTGCCGGCAAGACCATGACGCGGGCGACTTTCGAGGGACTGCGCCCCATGGAACAGCAGACTGCAATGAAGGACAAGGTCCAGATCGTGGACTGACAGACCGCCCCTGGATGGGGGCAAAGGAAGGGCCGGATAGCCCAGCAACTGCGCATTCGCGCCTGACTTTAAACCCAATCAAGGAACCATGACATGCCCAACACGCTAACGAACCTGATCCCCGACCTGTTCGCGGGTCTCAACACGGTCTCGCGCGAGCTCACCGGTTTCATTCCGGCGGTCGCGCGAGACTCCACTGCAGAGCGGGCCGCTGTCGGTCAGGCTGTGCGCTACCACATCGCCCCGGCGGCAACCTCCGCCAACATCGCCCCGGCGATGGCGATCCCGGAGCCTACCGACCAGACGATCGGCTCGGACACCGTGGTTATCACCAAGGCGAAGGCGGCCGAGTTCGGTTTCGTGGGCGAGGAGCAGCTCGGTCTCGACAACGGTTCGGGCTTCGGCACCGTTCAGGGCGACATGGTGGCGGAAGCTCTCCGCGTCCTGGTGAACGAGGTCGAGACCGACATCGCTGTTGCGGCGGCAGCGGCGGCCTCCCGGGCTGCCGGCGCGGCGGGCACCACGCCCTTCGCGACCAACACGGCGGGTATCTCCGACGTTCGGAAGATCCTGGTCGACAACGGCGCGCCGCTGTCGGACCTGAATCTGGTGCTGGACACGACTGCGGGCGCCGCTCTGCGCACGCTGTACGGCATCAACACCGACCGCGACTGGTCGACCACTCCGGTCAACCAGCAGGGCGTTCTCGTCAACCCGCATGGTGTGGCGGTGCGCGAGACCGGGCAGGGTCAGTCCCACACGAAGGGCACGGCGGC